ACACATCGCCTTAGCTACAGTTGTCTTACCAACGCCTGCACCACCAGCAAGTAGAAGATTAGGGATATTACCTTGATTGACATACTCCTGAAACGGTTTCTTTAACCGTTCAGGCAATATGCAATCTTCTATCTTTTTAGGACGATATTTCTCCGTCCATAATAAATGTTCCATTCACACACCTCATAATATAAAATATAAAATTATTCTTCATTCAATTTGGCAATCACATCAAGATATGAATCTTTAACTTGCCAGGTGTTACCTGAAACACTAAAAATGTTTGTCATTCGTTCTTCATCACCAGTATCTGGATTAATACTCATTGATTCAAATACTGACATGACATGAGCTGGGTTAATTGCAATAGAGTTTGAGGCATTACCACCAAAGGCATTTTGAAATATCTTAACTGCCATGATTAATTGCCTTTCTCAAATTTAGAACCTTGTTCAGTTGAAATCCAATATTGTAATGGAATGTTTTTATGTTTGAAGTGCGAGATACCTTGAGAAGTAATCTTAACATCATAACTACCATTTAATAGTTTAGTTAGGTTCTCTGTCTTAAATATCATACGATACTTATTACCATTACCTTTACCAATTTCAAGAGCATCGGTATGAGCTGCATCGTTTTGTGAATCTAAAGTAATGATGTTTACGGTTGAACCGTCTGATTCAATTGCGATTTGTGGTGAGGTCAATACTGCAGCTGCCTTCATAATCCAATCAAAATCTGATTCAGATAATTCTAATGAGATTTCACATTCAGGTAATGTAATACCTTTTTCTGGTGGTGTAACAAGCATCGTTGGTTCACAGAAACGATATTTGATTTTACTACGGCCTCCATTACCAACAATCACCACATGTTTATCACTAAATTCAAATGATGGGTCATCTTTGTGTAGAGATACCACAGATAAGAAGTTGTTTAAGTCATACACGCCAAAGTCGGCAGGAATTTCTTCACTAATATCTACTTGTGCTAGAATATTCTTATGTGAAGAAACTGTTTTGAGAGTTTTACCTTTTCTAAAGTGGATGCCAGGATTAATAGCACCAAAATTCTTGAGTAAAGCAAATGTTTCGTTGGATAATTTCATATAATTTCACCTTTTCTAATAATAACAAAATCATTATACATCATATTTTAATAAATTGCAATAGGTCATCTACTTTATTACCGAGTTCTTCTAAAGTGCCTTCGTTCTCTATTACATAATCAAACTTTGAACCCACCCAATCTGTTTCTGATTGGTGAATACCCTTTCGTTTTAACCTTTCTTTTGCTAATGCCCATCCAATATATCGGTCACCTTTATTGAATGTAATAGCATCTTGATACCAATCTGGTTCAGGCCCTCGTTTAACACGAACAATGATACCTTTATTCTTATGAATAAACTTAAGCTCATTCTTGAAGCGAACATCTGTGATAACAACATTACTATCACCTGCTCGTTTCAATAATGAATTGACCCAAATATCTTTATGAAAGACATTACGACCTGCTTCGGTTCCTAATAATTGAAGTGCCAATCTAGGAGAAAACTTCTTACCCATCTTCTCACTCCAAAATTCATCAGGTTGTTCCCGCCATTGTCTGGATGCCTCGGTATCACCTTCAAGTAAATCACGAGGCCAACCAAACATAGCTGCACAAGCATCTTTCAATGGTTTCGCAAAACTGTCTTTGACAAAACCTTTTTGTTCTAGTAAATCACCAACGGTGCCTTTACCTGAACCAATAAAACCTACTACACCGATAAGCATTATAACTTACCTGTATATTGTGCAACCTTTGGCATATCTCCGGTAAAGGCATAAGTGCCAATGTGTTGTGTTTTCATCCATGGACATAAGAAGATTTGACCACCAATCTTACGCCACATTTGGCAAAACATATAATCTTCTGATAGGTATCGTTCTGAACCACCACCAGTAATTGAATCTTTCGTATCAATCACAGTATCAAAGTAGGCATGGATATAACGACTACCATCAAAGTTAGCTTGACCAACATGGTCTGGTTTATATTGAATTAATGGATAAGCTTCTTTCATCTTATCAAATACATGGCGTTTAATCATCATATGACCAGTACCAATTTCTAATACTTCTAACGGGTCAGTCACTTGAAATTGCGATGTACCTTTTACAACATTAAACACATACTCACCAACCAATGTTTCTAATTCTTTTGGTTCCATATCAGGATGGTTTCTTGCAGCTTGTGCTACATTGGACCAATTGATAGATTTTTTAGGGTAAGGACCACCAATAACATCTTTATCTAATGCCATTAAAGCGATGATGTCTTGTGGTGAATAATGAATATCTGAATCAATGAATAGTAGATGTGTAAAACCTGAGCGTAAGAATTCATCTACTAGGTAATTTCTTGCTCGTGTGATTAGTGATTCGTTGAATAAGAATGAAAACTTTGTTTCAATCCCATATCTTGACATTGTTGTTTGAAGGTCTAAACAAGATTTAACATATAGACCATGTGCCATACCGCCATACATTGGTGTTGCCACAAACAACTTATTCTTTTTTAATTCTTCAATCTTAACTTGAATTTCCATGATAAGCCCATTTCAATAATAAAAAAAAGGTGTGACACCTATATGTATCACACCTTTCTTGTGGATCCTAAACTATTTTAGGCAAATGCTCTCTCACCTTGTTTGCGAATAGCGGCGATACCAGCTGCAACCATACGCTTTGTAGGTGCACCCAAACGGTAGAATGAAACTTTATCACCGTTTGTGTTAATGCGTGTGTTCAAGTAGATAGCATGACCATCGTTACGCAATTCATTGATTGTTGCTGATGGGTTTGCAACACCGAAAACTGATTGCATTTTAGCAGCAGTTAAGGTATTGTAAGCGCTGTCTTTTGAAAGATACGCAAGGATTTTAGACTTCACAGAATTAGATTGTCTTTTTGACATCTTGTTTTCTCCATTATATGAATCACTCTTAAATAAAACTGGTTGAGAGGTGATCCTTCTCTCAATTTGAAACTTAAATATATCACGAATATTAAACATTGTCAAGCCCTTTCAAGGTAAACATAATAAAAAAGACCTATCGTTGCCGATAGGTCAAGTGCCGAACTACTACTAATACGAAGCAGCAACCGTGTCATTAGGACGGGAAGCCTCTTCAACTACTTCTGGTGCCGGTGCCATAATTTCTTCAACTGAAGCACCTGCATCAACTTTGGTATAAAGGTCAACGAAAGATGTTTTGGTATCATCATCAAACCTATTAAGACATAAACCAATCGCTTTCATTTTGTCACCAAAGATGCCAAAGGTTTCTACGATATGGACTAACCTACGGGTTGAAATTACCTCATCGCAACCACCTTCTTCAAAGGTTTGGCGAATGACCGTTGCCCATGTTACAAGTTTATCGGCAAAGTCATCGTCAGATTTATTGACCGATTCCAATTCTTTTTTGATAATCTTTTTCTCGGTGGCAACTGGTGGCCAATCTTGTTCGTAGGTATTACGGAAACGCTCAAGGAACGCTTCATTCAAAACATTGGTGAACATATAACGACCGTCTTCTGAACCTTTACCTTTGGTATTAGCAGTAGCAAATACTGTAAAGCCTTCAGCAGGTGTTATGATTTCGCCCTTCTTTTTAAGTAAGAATGGTTTGCCTTCAAGCACCCGTTGCAAACAGGATAGGTTTTGAGCGCCATAGTCAATCTCATCAACACATAAAACGGCGCCTTGACGAGCGGCAGTGGTCACAGGACCATCTCGCCATTCCATTTCACCATTAATTAAAACATAGTTACCTAATAGGTCACTCTCATCGGTTTCTGGTGTCATAGACACTAGCACAAATTTTCGTTTAAGTTTAGCACAAGCCTGTTCAATGGACATTGTTTTACCATTACCAGAATGGCCTGTTACAAAAACTGGAAAGAATCGTTTGGATTCTACAATAGAAACCACATCATCAAAGTTACCAAAAGGGACATAGTTTTTATATGTCTTTGGAACTAAATCCGAGATATCCAATTCAGTAGTGACATTGGCAATACGGTTATTAGATTCTTCTCGTTTCCTGACGATTGGAACGATTTGGGCCTGTAATTCAGGTAAAGCTTCAGACTGGACATTGGATGCGCCTATGGCGTCTGGAACACGATATAAACCACGACCAATACGATTGGATTCGTCTTTGGTGAACCATTGGACATTGGTTAGACCTATGCCCTTCATAATGTCTTTAATTTCACTCTTGGTGACCTCTGGTTTACCAGTCGCCTTTAGGGCATTGATAAACTTGTCACGCAATTCGGCACGATTGCTACTCATAATATAAAAACTCCTTTTTAATTGTATAACCATTATATCAGGTATTTCAATATTTGTCAAGAGCTAAATGCCCTTATAAATCAATGACTTACAGGATTTAATTAATCCTTTATAAATCAAGAGCTTAGGCAGCGATGCCTTCAATGAATTTGGACACCACTATTCTATTTACTTGGCGCTTTTTATTAAACTTCATAAAGGCATTTTTCAATTTATTGGTTGTTACCTTACCTTCAATTTCAATTTCATCAATTTCGGTATTCAAATCTTTACCGCCAAGAATGAAAAAGAATTTATTAAAACCAGGATTATGGGATACCAAAGCTTTGTTTGTTTTTAATTCTTTAGATAGCTCTTTAGCTTTCTCCCAATGAAATCTCTCTCTATGGATTTGTTTACCACTTTCATCATAATACTTATTGATGATAGCGCCTTGTAAATTACGGCTACTATTTGGTGTGATAAAGAAACCAAACACTTTAGAATTTGTTGCCTTACGGAACCATTCTAGTGTAGCTTTCATCACATAATCACGGTTAATATCGGCTTCTGGATCAACCCTATACTCAAATTTAAGTTTTGGATCCGTGAAGATGATATTTGTAGAATACGATTCAAACATTTTATCACGATAGATGGTATTGCTTTCATCTGGATTGGTTGGGTAATATGTGCTAATTTGGTCAGCTTCGCCATCGTGAACAATAACCAAACTACTTAAATCTAGGTTATTGACCTTACGGAAGTTTAGCATGACATCTTTCATAGCACAAATAGCTTGTGATAAAGGTGTGTTAGATAAATTTTCTGATTCTGGTCTAAAGAATCTTACTGGCCCATATCTAGTGTTACGGTCATCATAAGACGCTTTGAGCATTAACATATTCTTGAGGCAACGACTGAATTCTGCATTACCCATTTTTGAATTAAGGTATTCACGGAGTAAAACAGATTTCATTCTCACTTCACCAGGATTATTGGTAAACATAGTATTCATTTCAGCTTCAGAGTTAGTATCTATGCCGTGGTCTCTTTTCCAATTTGACCACGAATCAGAGAAACTATAAACATGGAATGGAATATTTACTTTACGGCAAAACATCGCTAACACAAGGATTTGCTCAATTGAACCACCCATGTTTTGTGACATTGAACCAGAATAGTCCAATAATAGGATAAGTCCGTGTGATTTACCTTTTGGCACCATCATCACTTTACGGAAGATATTATCATCAAAAGAATAGGTAGCAATCTTATTAATGTCAATATCTCCTGTATCAGATATTTTAGCCTTAGCGAAAGATTTAGCTGCCTTCTTCATCTCAAATTCTTTGGCAAGTAGTGAGATATATTTTTCATTTTTATTTTTGAAATCACGAACCAATTGTTGCACATCGCCTTCAGCAAATAGACCACCATCTAATTGTTGTTTCCATGATTCTTCCATCAATGAATGGACTTTTTT